TTGGGAGTTGAGCATAAACAGGTACGAATAGTCATCAAGTACCACCAACCCATCGCAGGATATACTCCACGAAGCCACATCCGGGCGAGATTCTTTGAACCATGCAGAAGCAATGCCTGTGGTTTCCATCTCGTTTACATTCACGCTGAATGTACAATTCCTTGCACATGCAATAAGCGTGTCAGTCATTGCTATTGAGTTGTACTTGTATATGTTTAGCTTTTGGCCTGTTACGGGGGTCATATTATTAGCATTGTGCGCCTTGTTCTAAATCGGTGCCTGTTAAAGTAAATGGTGTACCCTGTGCGCATACAAACTGCCCAGGGGTTAATGTTGCAGCCGGGTAAGAAGTTCCATCACATGCAACGTAATCGCCTAACCAGTTGGCTGCTGAATTATTGTACCAATTAAAGCAGGGTGTTGGCGGTGTTGGCGGTATTGAACTTACTAATGTGTACGGCAAATTAGTATTAGATACCTCTAATGCAGTACCGGATATTGTGTTGTTAACGTAATCTAATGTGCAACTGCTATACGTAAACCTTGCAGTATTTATGCTAATTACGGATGTTGGGTCTTCAACTCCAAAGTTATCAACCAACCCGATTACTTTTGATCCGGTAAATAAATTGTACTGCGTTAATTGTAGGTTAATATTTGCTTTTCCGTAAATATTGTATAGTTGGCTAAATAGTAACGCAGTCAAGTTGGAGTAAGAAGGCCCCCCGGAAAAGCGAGAAAATGTTACAAGTGCATTATCTGAAACGGATAAAATAGATTGTATTTGCGATACGTTAGTTGATGGGAATGGCCCGCCAATGGGCGAGTTAATAGACTTCTTATAAAGGTTATTAGATGTCTGATTGTATAAAGTTTGCTTTTTTGCTAACGTAGATGAACCTGTCTTTTTTAGATTAGCAATAAATACGGATGTTATTCCTGATGATAAAGCCCGAAAAGATATAGTTAGATTGCCTGTAGCGGGCGCAGGTAGTGTTGTTATTGTTCGAGTCTGAAAGGTTGTATTTGTTATCTCATCATCATAGTATTGAGTTGCACCCCACGCCCCTGCACCTGATATTAGTTTTGCATAGTTTGTAGTTGACATTCCTGATGTAATCTTTATTTCTACACCTAAATTACCTATAACATTGCATTTGGTTTGATATTCTATTGTAATAATATCTCCCTCATTTACAACCCCACAGGATAAAGCGTTTAGAGTAGTATTAGTACTACCGGATGTGATTTGCGCCCCATAGATACCATCAACCGTAGTCATTGTAAAAGTACCACCGCTTCCAAGCGACCTACTCCAATTAGTGGGTATGCCAGTACCGTAGTCAAGCAAAAACATATTGCCGTTATCAACCGTGTTTTGTGCATAGTTTAAATCAGATATAACCTCAAGCGATGTAAAGCCCTTTTTAATTACTTTAGTTTGGCTATTATCAATAAAGTAATAAGGTGTACTAACATCACTTAGATATGGTGTTATTCTTCTGTTAATGTTAACCGTACTCAAGGTATCGGTTGCGCTTGTGCTATCGGTACGAAATACACGCAGCGTATCGGATGCCCTTTCGTTCACCGAGGTAATCCACCACTCACCACCGGACTGATATAGCTGCGCTCCATGTGCCACACAAATATCCTGTAACACATCGTAACAACTTTTGAACGTATAATCATTGTTAGTCCAAGTAGTTGGGAATATGTGAGTTTTGCGGATATAAGATTCAGCCGTACTATGGGCGGTAGCATAATAATTGATAGCCGAATTGATATAGATTGTAACCGGATAAGCTATATTCAGTAAGCAGTTGCGGATAATTTGCAGTAGCGATTCGGATGTGTTAATTGTTGCGGATGAAGGTTGATATGGTACGGTTTTCAGTAACCCTAACCCATCTACACAAATAATATCAACAAAGTTTCTGCCAGTTGTAAATTGTATGGCTATGCTATCCATTAATACAAACCCCTGCCATATAAAGTACGTTCCATTATTGGCAACAAAGCGAACGTAATACTTCCTGTCATCCGTAGAAACTAAATCCGGGTAAGGCCCTGTAAAATCGGTGAAGTCTGCCCTGATGTTAAATATAGTAGGTAGTATCGGTTGGAATGGGTCATCGCCCGACCCTGCGCAGGTTAGCACAAACGGACTCATACCAGAGTTAACATTGTACTCCGGCCCTGTGTAGCCGTTCTCCCACATTTCAGCCGTGTAGGTTAACCCCGATTTGCTGATAGCTGAAAATATGTATTTTTTGCCGTATGCCATTTTAGTTTGTTAAACCTCTGAACGTGTTTGTTCTTTGCTGACTTAACCAAATATCTTGCCCCTGTATTCTGCCCTCTACTATAACCTTACTTGCACCAGTACCCCCCATTTGCGATGCCGATGCAATGATTTGTTTCATCTGGTCGGGGCGTACAATATGCTCTGTACCGTGTAACATTACAGGGTAACCGGATTGGGGGCCGGATACGGTACCGCCTTCGGAGAAGCCGAGGAGTTTCTTGAATCCACCTAAGAACCCTTGCCCGAACGATAATCCTCCGCCGCCCCCAAACGCCATCAAAATACCTTGAAATATAGCTGCTTGAACTGCTGCCTTTGCAATATCAATAGCAACCTGCTTAAACATATTACCCAATGCATCGCCTAAACTTGCACCGTTCTGCATAGCATTAAATAATCCGGTAAAACTATTCATTAAAGTATTTGTAAGTGCAGCCGCTTTCGATTCTCTTAATTGCTCTTCGTACTTCATTTGTTCCGAATTTCTTACGGCAAGCGCATTGTTCAACGTATTGTTAGCAGTTACTTGTAATTGTAAATTTTGTAAATCCTGTGTGCCTGTGTTACGTTGCGGGGCAAGCATTTCAGTTTGTTGCCCACCTTTCTGCCCGAAGTTTAACCTATCATTTTGAGCGTTAAATCTTTCTAACAACGGAAGAATCTCTTTGAGATTGTTCATGTAGTTTTCAAATACTCCGTTGATTTTTTCTCCTTGTGTCGCACCGCCACCTGCATCAGGTTTAGTTCGTGAACCTGCTAATGTTTTCTCTAATTTTATTGCATCTTGAATAAGATTATTAGAAGATGACATTAAGTTATTTTGTTGGTCTAATGATGTGTTTACATTTTCCACAATCATTTGTCCAGCATTCATCCCTCTAAAATAGTTTTTTGTGGCATTTAATGCAGACTCCATCCAACTACTATTTGCATCAAACATTTCACCGCTAACCATTTTAGCATTTAATTCAGCAGCCCTTGCAGAATATACATTAGCTTGTGTCCTTAACTGCATTGCCTTAATTACGGTAGCAGTATTTTTTACCATCAAATCTTCTGCTTCTGATATACTATTTGCATAGCCTATACTACTGCCTAAACTTTCATTGTATTTATCTAATGCTTCTTTTTTGCTTAATGTGCCTGCTCTTGCTGATTCAAAAGCATCTTTAACACTATATAATTTTATATTAAATTCAGTTAGAGATTTTGTTTGCTCTTGCAATGCACTTGTAGCATCTTTTGAGCCTCTTGTCCAATACGTTAACCCTACTTGGGCAAATTGTATCCCTGCCATTAAAGCAGAAAATGCCAACCCTGCTGCACCTGCCGCCGGCAATAATTGAGTTAAGTTATTTTGGATTGCCATAAATCCGAATGGTAAATCCTGAATAACCCGACTCATTCCGGTGAAGTCAGTACCGAGTTTCTTAGTTGCACCACCCGCCTTGCCGCTTGCCTTTTCAATTCCATCAAGCCCTGCAATAGTCTGTTCTAACTTTGCAAGCGCATCCTTATTATCGGCGGTTAATACTATCCGGAGTTTTTCTTCTGCCATCTTATATTGCTTGACTAAGTTTCTTCATGTTCTCTATAAATTGTTCCTGCGTTAATCTCTCTCCCCGATCCGGCTGCTCATCTGTTGACAAAGGTAAGAACTCTCCTATATCTTTTCGCTTGCCGCTTTCGGTGTTCGTGCAATAAATGATATAGGCTATCATTCGTGTACGCTGCCATTCGGCTAACTGCTTTGCTTCGTAACCTTTCCTATAAAGCAAAAATTCTCGCCATGTAGCCCTCCAAAAACCTTCGATGGTCATTCCGGCTTCAATGGCGAGAACAAGTATCTCATCCCAAGTCTTTTCCCTTAACTTTTTTTTTCTTCCACAGGCTTTTCATCCGTTGGCACATCCGGTGTCATACACTTTATAGTGTAGTGGATAAACTCATTCACCGCCTTACCATTCGCCCCGCCCGCTTCATCTATGTACCTTGCAGCAGTCCTATCATCTATCACTTGCCCTGCGCTCTCACTTGCTGCCTGTACCATCGTTATAATATGCTTGAAGGAAAACACCTCACCGTTATACAGGCTTAACAACTTGCTGATAGGAATATCCCCATTCAGTTCGCAGTAGCGGTGCATCGCCCATGTACCCCATTCCAATTTTACAACACCCCCCGAAATATTCAATTCGTATGGCGTCATAAATTAGTACGTTTTAGTTTGGGTCATTGGCGCACTTTGCACACCAAACTCTGCATCGAACTTCATCAAGTCTTTGTCTTTTGCATCCAATTTTATAGAGGTAACAAATATATTACCAGTATAAACGATGTCGCCGGATACAGGAGATGCAGGGCCGAATTTAGCAGCTACTACTGCCTTGCTACCTACCAAAGAATACAATCGCTCGTAGCTTTCTTTATCGATTGTACCTGTTTGGTCGATTGCATTACCGCTAACCGAAATGGTCTGCATCACGCTATCACCAGGTAATTGTTGGTCGCCACATTTAGAATCAGCATCAATGGCATCTCTTTTTACATCCATTGATACAGAGGTTAAACACGCAACCGGGAGAAACGTAGAATTATTATCCCAGTCAATTTGCAGAATTATATCTCTGCCGTTTACGAAAGTGTATGCCATTTTATATTGTTTGAGTGATTACAAAGGTATAACGAATTATTACACGAAAAGTATTCTCAAAGGGGTCTAAGTCCTCTAAGTTGTTGATTGATTCACATACCACGTTTTTACAATCCCAACCAACAGGTAAGGTTACCACCGTATCTGAATTGATACCGCCCACTACAAGTTCGGCTATTTGCTCTGCTCTCTTGAATCCGAAGTTACTGCCCTTAGTTACTATATCCACGTTAGCCGATACCTCAAATTGGAAGCAGTCTTTACCTTCCCCTTGGTTCGCAGTTCGGGAAGTGATAACAATATACTCCCCATCTGCATCCGTTGGAGTCATGCCATCGTACACATCAATATAGGCGTATGCCTGTAGGCGGGCAACTAACCATTGTTTTATCGGTATGGCGGGGTTTTTCATTATCATTTGAACTTCAATAATTCTACTATTCGTTTAATAAGTTTCGGCTTTTCATTGAGGTAGGCAGGTATAAGAAAAGGTTGTGGCTTAATTCCATTTTTCAGTATAAAGTATGCCATGCGTTCTGCCACTCTCAAATCCTCATCTAACCTTTGATTAGCATTCCCTACCCTTCTCTTTGATTTTACTTTGTATGTTCCGGCTAACTTTTTACGCTTTACATAATAAAGAAGTGATAATATCAAATCTCCATAATCACCCTCACCCTTCCCCTTAAATTGTGCGGCATATGCTGAAAACCCTTTATGGATTGGGTTTGTCATTGCTTTAGATTTCGTGCCAAACTCTACATAGGGCGCATAACCTAATTCTGAATATACCGATTTCATTAACGGCTCACCAATATTGTGCTTTATGGATTGGCGTAATTTCCCAAAGTTCGCAGGTGCTAACCGCTTTGCATCTTTCTCAGTCGTTAAAGCGGATGCATTCATCTCCTTTGCAAGTTGCGGGCCTACCTTTTCGGCTGCTATTGCAAACATTCGCCTCACCGCCTTGCCACCCAATAAGTCGAGTTCTACCTTAGCCATTATCTAAATATTGTGATTTCGTAATACTCCTTCCTATTCTCAATATCAGTTATCGAATGGATTGTATAATCAAACCCATTAATCTGTATTTTATACGTGTTATCGAAAGTGAGGGGGTAGCGGATATACACCCTTGCCGAATCGGTGAAAGTTACCT